AAGGCCCGCCAGCAGGGCGGGTCCACCTATGTCCAGGGCCGGCAGATGTGGCGGACCTCGCACACGCACGGTTTCAGGGGCTTCGTGATGGCCCACAAGGACGAATCGACCGCCAACATGTTCAAGATGGCGAAGATCTACTACGACAACCTGCCGGACCTGCTGAAGCCCAGCCGCACGACCTCGAATGCCAAGGAAATGGAGTTCGACAAGCTGGCCAGCGGCTACAAGATATCGACTGCCGGCGGCCGCGAGTCCGGGCGCTCCGAGACCATCCACTTCCTCCACATGTCCGAAGCCGCGTTCTTCCCTGATTCGGACGCGGTGATGGCCGCCGTCCTCGAGGCGGTGCCGGACGCCGAGGGCACCGAGGTCTGGATCGAGTCCACCGCAAATGGGCCCGCTGGCCTGTTCTACGACATGTGCATGGCGGCGCTCAAGGGCGAGGGCGACTACATCCTGGCCTTCACCGCCTGGTTCATGACGCCCGAGTACAGCCGCAAGCTGCCGGTTCACTTCGAGCGCACCCAGGAGGAACTCGACTACGCGGCCCAGGTCCTCGAAGAGGCGCACTACGACCTGTCGGACGAGCAGATCTACTGGAGGCGGCTGAAGATCGCCGGTAAGAAGAGCGGCCTCGCCAAGTTCCGGCAGGAGTACCCGTCCACGCCGATGGAGGCGTTCCGGGTCGAGAACCCGAACTCGCTGTGGAAGGCGTCCAACCTGGACCGCTTCCGGGTCGAAGCCGTGCCCCCTGGCATCGCGCTGCGCCGCGTGGTGGTCGGGGTGGACCCCTCGGGCGGCAAGAAGGCCCGGAACGATATGCAGGGCATCTGCGCGGCCGCAATAGGCTCGAATGGGCACGGGTACTTCCTCCAGGACGGGTCCTGCAAGCTGTCCCCGGACGGTTGGGCACGGCGCACGAAGGAGTTATACGACATCCACAAGGCCGACCGGGTGGTCGTGGAGCGCAACTTCGGCGGCGACATGGTCACCCATGTGCTGAAGAGCGTGGACTCCAACCTGCCGGTCAAGGAAGTGGTCGCCAGCCGGGGCAAGGCAGTCCGGGCAGAGCCGGTCGCCGCCCTGTTCGAGCAGGGCATGATCCACATGGTCGGATTGCACCAGCAGCTCGAGGACGAACTCGTGACCTGGAACCCCTTGGACGAGACGCAAGCGTCACCGAATAGACTGGATGCGATGGTGTGGGCCTTCACCGAGTTGATGGTCAAGGACGGTGCTGGTCTCACGCGAACCCAATACGAGGTCTGACCATGGGCAAAGCCAAGATCGACACCCCCGGATCCGCCCATGCTGCGATGGAGTGGAGGCTTGAAAAAGCTGACTCCCTGCTCGGCGGCACCGAGACCATGCGGGCGGCGGGGCAGACCTTCCTGCCCAAGTACAGCCAGGAGACCACCAAGAACTGGAAGAGTCGGCTGAACCGGGCCGTCCTGTTCAACTACTACAAGCGCACCGCCCGGACGCTCGGGGGCAAGCCGTTCTCCCGGGATCTCAAGGTCGAGGATGCGGACCAGAAGGTCCAGGACTGCTTGGACGACATCAACCTCCAGGGGGACGACTTCCATGTCGTGGCCCAGCGGGAATTCACCCTGGCCCTGTGCAAGGGGCTGGCGATCTTCCTGGTCGATTTTCCGACAAACACGGCCCCGAACGCCGCCGCCGAGAAGGCGCAGCACCTGCGGCCCTACCTCGTGCCCATCGCCCCGGAGAACCTGCTTGCCGCCTACACAGGCGTCAACGAGAACGGGGAGGAGATCGTCACCCACGCCCGGATCTACTCCGAGGATGTGGAGCGCGTGGAGTATGACGAGATCAAGGTCGAAACGATCATGGTCTACGAGCCGGGGAAGTGGGAGAAGTGGGTCCGGCGGGCCCCCTCGAAGGTCTACGCCATGGAGTCCTCCGGGGTCTCCAAGCTGGCCTATGTCCCCCTGCTCTGCTTCTACACCGAGAAGGAGGCACCCTTCGTCTCCCGGCCCACGCTCGAAGACCTGGCCGACAAGAACATCGAGCATTGGCAGTCGTCCAGCGACCAGCGGCATTGCCTGACGGTCGCCCGCTTCCCGATGCTGGCCGGCAAGGGCATCCAGAAGACCGAGGGCGAGGTCGTCAAGGTCGGACCCTACGAGACGCTGTTCGCCGAGAACGAACACAGCGAGTTCTACTATGTCGAACACACCGGCGCGGCGCTGGCCGCCGGCGTGAACGACCTCGACAGCATCAAGGGCGAAATGGCCGTGCTGGCCCTGGAACTCACCACGCCCAAGGACCGGCAGACGGCCACCAGCGCGATGCTGGACGCCGGCGACCACCTGTCCGTTCTCCAGATGCTGTCCATCAGCTTCGAGGACTTCCTCGAGCGGGTGCTGGTCGTCATGGGCGACTGGATGGATGTCCCGGCGGAGAAGTGCGGGGATGTGAAGCTGCACAAGGAGTTCAACCTGTCGGGGCTGGACGCCAAGATGCTGGACGCCCTGGTGGCGGCCCGCAACGCCGGCGATCTCGACTCGAAGACCTTCCTGCTCGAACTCCAGCGCCGGGGCTACATCGGCGCGGACTGGGATGTCGATGAACTCGTCAAGGCGGCCCAGGCCGAGTCGGATGTCCGGGCCAAGAAGGCGATGGATCTCGCCATCCGGGCCAAGCAAGCGACCCAGCCCGCGACTAAGCCCGAACCCAAGTCCGGTGATACTGGTTCTACTGCGGGCGGTAAGACGCCGCCCGCCTAACCCAGGGCGTGATGCCCGAAGGAGACGCAATGCCCCACATCTTCAAGCCGCAGGTGGACTCGCTGGATGCCGTCCCTGCGCCGTTCCAGCAGCACTACAAGAAGACCGAGGCCGGCAACTTCGCCATGGACCCCGAGGTCTTCGAACTCGTGAACCCCACCGGGTTCCAGACCGCCCTGGACAAGGAGCGGGCCGCCGCGAAGGCCGCTGCGAAAGCCCTTGAGCCCTGGCGCGGACTGGGGGAAGACCCGAACGCCATCGCCGCCGAACTGAACCGGCTCAAGGAGGAGGTCGCCAAGAAGGACTCCACCAGCGGGCAGTTCGAGAAGTACAAGCAGGAGGTCGCCGCGCTCCACGCCACGCAGTTGGCCGAGAAGGACAAGTCCGTTTCGGCCATGCAGCAGAGCCTCGAGTCCTACCTGATCGAAGCGGAGGCGGGTCGCATCCTGGCCGAGGCCAAGGGTTCCGCCGCCCTGCTCATGCCCCACATCAAGAGTTCTGTTAAGGTTTTCAACGAGGGCGGCAAGTATGTCGTCCGGGTCGTTGATAGCGAGGGAGATCCTCGGATCAGCGCCCAGACGGGCACCGCGATGTCCATCGCGGATCTCGTCAACGAACTCAAGAACCACAACGAGTTCGGCAAGGCCTTTGATCCCTCCGGCACCACGGGTAGCGGGACGCGACCTGGGAACGCTGGAACCCCGCGAACTCAGGTGGACGCCAGCAAGCTGACCCCCACCGAGAAAATCGCCCTGGCGCTCACCCGCCAGCATGGGGTCCGCTGAACCAACCCCAACATCCCCTGCCCATAGGAGGCACCCATGTCCACCGTCACCCTTGCCGAATCGGCCAAGCTGTGCCAGAACCTGCTGGTCCAGGGCGTCATCGAGAATGTCCTGACCGTCAACCGCTTCTTCGAGGTCTTCCCCTTCCGGGAGATCGAGGGGAACGCCATCGCCTACAACCGCGAGAATGTCCTCGGCGATGTGCAGATGCTCGGCGTGGCCGGCACCGTCACCGCCAAGACGCCCGCCAGCTTCACGCAGTTGACCTCCAGCCTGACCAAGATCATCGGTGACGCCGAAGTGGACTACCTGATCCAGTCCACTCGCTCGGGCATCAACGACCAGAAGGCGGTGCAGATCGCCTCGAAGGCCAAGAGCATCGCCCGCAAGTACCAGGACCAGCTGATCAACGGCGCCGGCACCGGCGATGAAATCAACGGTCTCCTGCTCCAGGTCTCCGGCGGCCAGACCATCACCGCCGCCACGAACGGCGCGGCCCTGTCCTTCGACCTGCTCGACCAGCTGCTCGACAAGGTCACCGACAAGGACGGCCAGGTGGACTTCATCATGATGCACCGGCGCACCATCCGCAGCTACTACGCCCTGCTCCGCACGGCCGGTGGCGCTCAGATCGCCGAGTATGTCAACCTCCCGTCCGGCAATCAGGTGCCCGCCTACCGTGGGGTGCCCATCTTCGCCAACGACTGGCTGCCGATCACGCAGACCCAGGGCACCAGCACCGCGATCTGCACCAGCATCTTCGCCGGGACCTTCGATGACGGCTCCATGACCCACGGCATCGCCGGCCTCACCGCCATGGGCGATGCGGGCATCCGGGTCCAGGAGATCGGCCCGAAGGAGACCTCCGATGACGAACTCATTCGCTTGAAGTTCTACTGCGGGCTCGCCGTTTTCTCGGACCTCGGTCTGGCGATGGTCAAGGGCATCAACAACTAGCCCTGACCTACTGGAACAAGAAGGGGCCCCTCGCGGGGCCCCTTTGCTATGCTGATGGCACACAAGGAGGGCCCACCCATGGCCAAGTTCCATTTCCCCAGCGGGGAGTTCCTCGAGGTCGCCGACAAGGACGCCCCGAAGCTGGCCCGCAACTACTGCCGGTATCACGCGGCCACCATCGAGGCCGATGACGAGACCTTCGCCGCTTGCGCCGCGAACCTCCCCGGCGAGTACCCCACGCGCTACGAGGGAGCGCCGGAGCCCACCGCCCCCGCCGATCCCGATCCGGCTGAGCCGGAAGAGGCCCGCAAGGGTACTTCGAGGGTGAAGTGATGGCGCGGCCGGCCCCTGCTCCGCGCACCACGACCAAGCCCCAGCCCCAGGTGGGCAAGCCGGGGTATCCCACCGGCAAGCCCGCCGTCAACCCCAACAGCAAGAAAGGAAGCTGACATGGCCAAGAGCAAGCCGAAACCGAAGCCCAAGGGCAAGCCCAAGGGCAAGTGCTGATCGAGAGGGCCCTTCGGGGCCCTCGCCGTTTCGGATACCCTGGAAACTCAAGCGGAGGTTCACCATGGGCAACAACTTTCTCGTGAAGAAGAACGGCGAGACCTACCAGCAGGACAAGATGCAGGACTACGGCAAGCTGACCGTTGGTCCCTGCTCCGAGGGCGGGAAGGTCAATCCGACTGGCGCGAACAGCGGCGCTCCCGACATGGGCCCCCTCAAGACCAGCGTCTGCCTCCCGGGCAAGTGCTAGGGGGTAGCCAATGGCCCTGGTCCTCGAAGACGGAACGGGCCTCGCCAACTCCAACGCCTACGCAGATGTGGCCTGGGCGGACGCCTTCGCCACGGACCGCAATCAGGACGCATGGATGCGGCAGAGCGCCACGCTGAAGGCCAAATTCCTGGTCCAGGCGTCCGACTACATCGACAAGAACTACCGCTTCCTCGGGGCCCGGACCTACCGGACCCAGGCGATGGAGTTCCCGCGCCGGGGCGTTCCCATCCCGAGCGGCTACGCCGCCTTCTACGATGAGATCGTGGAGGGGTTCTACTTCCCCTCGACTGTCGTGCCCGATCAGGTCAAGAAGGCCTGTTGCGAGTACGCATTCCGGGCCGCCGAACTCAACGAGTCCAACCTGGACCTCCAGCCCGACCCGGCCGAGAATTTCACCGGGACCATCATCGCCAAGACCGAGAAGGTGGGCAGCCTCGAGGACTCCACGAAGTGGTCCGGGGCCACCCCGCCCGTCATGCCCCAGTACCCGGCTGCCGACCGCTGGCTCCGGGACTTCAAAACCTCGGGCAATCCCATCGGGCGAGCTTGATATGACGATTCTCATCGGCCTCCGGACCCCTACTGGCGCGGTCCTGGGGGCCGATTCCCAAATGACCTGGGGCGACACGAAGATCCACGGGGCCAAGAAGCTGCTGGACGCCGGCCGCTTCATCATCGGGATCTCCGGGCCGGCCCGCCTGGGCACCCTGATCGAGGAGTCTCGGACACGCTTCACGAAGGCCCACACGCCGCAGGGGATAGCCAAAATCCTGCGGGACCTGATCGCCAAGGACGAGTGGCGCTCGGACGAGTCCGGAACGGGTCCTCGGTGCGCGGATGTCGCTATTCTGCTCTGCGACCAGAAGACCGGACGGATCTTCTGGCTGGACGGGTCCTTCACCGTGGACGAGGTCAACGAGGGCCGCTTCATCGCCCTGGGCACCGGAGGCGATGTCGCCATGGGGGCCATGGCCGCCCTGGGTAAGCTGAAACCCAAGGACCGGGTCCGCCGCGCCCTCCAGATCGTCTGCCAGTTCAGCGCCTCCTGCGGAGGGGAACTGGACATTCGGGAGATCCAGCATGAGTGATTCTTCCCTCCAAGCCACAGCCACCCGGCTGATCACGAAGAAGGGCCGCCCGGTCCAGTTGCAGCGGAAGTACACCGCCTCGCCGGCGGACCCCGCGCATCCCTGGACGGGCCCTGCGGTCTCGACCATGACTTCGGACACCTACGGGGTCTGGATCGACCCGCTGAAGTCCCGGCACGACTACCAGTTCGCGGAGAAGCGGGAGTTCGATGGGTCGCTGCTGGTCTCGGGCTGGGATGTGATGATCCCGGCGGCGGGCCTCAAGTTCACGCCCATGCAGGGTGACTACCTGCTGGATGTCCAGAACGCGAAGACCTACAAGGTGGTCACCGTGTCGCCGGCCCAGCCCGGGGCGTTGGGGATCATGTTCACCCTCCAAGTCGAGGACTAGGTGCCCACGGGCTACGCCGGCCTGGATGCCTGGACCAAGGGCCTCGAGGCGCTGAAAAGCCTCGCGGACGAGCGCATGCGGCGCACGACCCCGGCGGCCATCAAGAGCCTCTACCGGCAGTTCATGGACCTCGAGCCGGTGTGGACCGGCATGCTGGTCTTCAACTACAACTTCTACATCGGGTCGGCCCCCTCGGGAACGATCTCGAACGAGGGAACAGGTGTCCAGGTTCCCCGAACGCCGGCCATCGCGGCGGCGCTCCAGGGGTACATGAACGATGTCCCGAAGCAGCTTCCGGCCCACGATGGGGTCTACTGGATCGTGAACCAGATGGACTATGCGTGGCGGATCGAGACCGAGGGCAGTCCCAAGGGCTACGGGCAGCATGCCCTTGCCTACGCCGCGAACAACTGGGCGGCCCATGTGAAACTGGGGCTGGCCGAAGCCGAGGAATGGATGTAGCCGATGACCACGATCTTCACCGACATCTATAACGCGCTGATGGCTGGGGTGAACTCGGCGGTCCTCACCATGCCCATCGCCTGGGAGAACCAGGACGAGGACCCGAGCATTCCGATGCCGTTCTGCCAGGTGAGTCTGCTCCCCTACGGGGTCGAGCCGGCTTCGCTGGGCCCCGAGGGCTACAACAAGCACACCGGGACGGTGTTGCTCACCTTGCATTACCCGCTGGGGGAGGGCCCGATGAACGCCCTCGCCGTGATCGATCAGGTGGCGACCGCGTTGAAGCGTGGGACGACCCTGACCTCGGGCACCGCAATCGTTACGATAGAATCGGTTTGGCGGCCACCCCCCGCCTACGGCAAGGCTTGGGTAAAGTTCCCCGTTCAAATCCGCTGGCGCTGTCACGCCGGAAGCTAATAGGAGTCACACATGGCTATCGGTTCTGGTTCCCGCGTCCAGCTTTCGATGGTGGTCGAGTCCACCTTCGGTTCCATCCCGGCAACGGCGATGCTCCCCATCCGCTTCACCGGCTCCAAGCTGGACTACAAGCTGGATGCCTACACCAGCCAGGAGATCCGCGCCGACCGCCAGGTCAAGGACTTCCGCCTCGGCATGAAGAGCGTGGAGGGTTCCATCGATGTCGAGCTCTCCGTGGGCGCTCACGATGCGCTCTACGAGGGCGCACTCGCCGGGGCCTTCACCGCCGGCACGAGCGCCACCCCCGTCACCAGCGTGGCGGCGGGCAACAAGATCAACCGCGCCTCCGGCAGCTTCATCACGGACGGTTTTCTCCCCGGTGACATCGTCACGGTCTCTGGCCTCTCGGTGGGCGGCGACAACGGCACCTACCGGGTGGCCTCGGTGACGGCCACCGACCTCACCATTCTCGCCACGGCGGGCGCTCCCTTCTCCAAGACCCTGGCGGGTTCCGGCACCGGCGGTTCGGTCGTCCTCAAGGGCAAGCGGCTGAAGTGCGGCACCACGCTCTCCACCTAC